TAAAGGATGGTCGGGGCGGCAGGATTCGAACCTGCGACATCTTGCTCCCAAAGCAAGACCCTGACCTTCAAGACCCTTTACAGTGTGGCTTTTTGTTTGTTTAAGTATCAACTTAGGTACACCAAAACCGATCATTTTATGTAAAAGGTACACCCAAAAAGCACACCCACTGAATACACCATATCGCCTTATTTATCGTGGGTGTTCTGTTTATTGTCACACCCGGAAGGCACACCCGCTTTGAACACTTCAGCGTCTTCGACAAGTGATCTTAGATTGTCTCCGATCTGGTGTAAATAGATTTCAGTGGTTCTGACTTCCTTGTGACGCAAAAGGCGCTGATAGTCTTTGATAGATCCCTTGCCTTGTGCTGCAATGAAAGAAGCCATGAAGTGCCGAAGGTCGTGAAACCCGAACGCTGGGCCTGTGTATTCCTTCAAACTTTTGCATTCAGGGGCAAAGACCCTCTTACATAAGCTTTTCATAAACCGGGGTCGGTGCATGTATCGCGTACCGGTCTTGGCATTAAAGAAAACCCATTCATCCTGTGTTCGGATGTTGTGAAGCTGCTCCAGCGTTTTGAAAATCTCATTATTCATAGGCATGACATCTGACTCCAATGTCCCGCCCTTTCTTTTTCGGGTCCAGAGGATGAATTGACGCCGATCAAAGTTGACATCGGCCCATGTCAATCTCAGGATCTCGTCAATACGGCCAAGGGAGTGAAGGACGACCATAAAAAGAGGTCGCTCGTTCTCCGGGTCGCAAGCCTCAATCATAGACGTGACCATATCGGCTGTCAGTGCCCCTTTTCTCTTTGCGGAATGTGGAAGCTTGTCAATGTCTTTGATGGGGTTGTAGTCGGTGTAATGGTGCTTGATGGCATATGCAAAAAGCGCACCTATGTCTTTTCGGTAAGTGTTCCAGCTATTCGCTGAAGGACGTGTTTTGAGGAAGTCTTTGACGTGTTTGGATGCTATGCTTTCAATCAGAATGTCAGTTCCTTTTGTTGAACCGGGTACATATTTCAAAAGGAATTCATAAAAACGTTTGTAGGTTGTGACCTTATATTTATGAGTGGCGCTGGAAAACTTCAGTTTGGCGTCGTCAAGGTATTCGTAAATGACCTTTTTAAAAGCCGTACCGTCGATCTGACGTATCGACGCCTCTTTCTTCGCCTCTTTCTTCAAACGCGCTTTGTGCGCGACCTCTTCGGCCTTGGCTTCGTCCCTTGATAATAGACCCCGCCCCCCGTACCGTTGCCCCTTGTACTTGAACTGGTATCTCCAGTGATTCCTCGATTTGTCTTTCCATTGCGTCATAGATCACCTCACGTTTAAAGCGCAGGGCTTTGATTCCAAATGGATAGAATCCGCCCAGCGCTCGCTGGTGATCATATACCGATTGAACGGTTATTTGCAATAGGTCAGCTACATCTTTCGGTGTCATCAGTGGTTTCATGACTCGATGAATACAGTAAGTTGTTACTTAGTGTCAAGCCGAAAAATTAACGTTCACTTTTTCTTGGTATGTCATGCCATTCTTCAGATACTTCTTTTTATATAATGCGTGATCAAGGCGCTGAATCCACGCTTCAAGCTTATCTTTGCGAGTTCTTATCCCCATAGAAGCATGAAGCTCACTTGCAAGAGGGAACCACTTATTGATGGTGTCAGCGTACCCGTCCAAAGCCCAATGGAAAAGAAGTTCTTGAACCCATTTTTGCGGGAAGCTGGATTCAATGATGTTCTCTAAATCTATCTTTGTGATCATTGCGTCTTCGAATGTGTTTCTTATCTTTGGACCACGATCAATGTCGCTCATGTCGGGGTCAGTTTCAGAAACAAAAAAAGATCCAGATGCGGCAATGTTCGTTTCATTGATAAAGGCCACCCACTCCATTGCCTCTTTTGCTGATTCAAATTTCATAATATCGTGAACCCTTTTTCATTTTTAATAAGATTGTAACGCTGGGCAGAATGCCCAAGAAGCTTCGGGTGTTGTCTGTCGATGAAGTCAACGACAATGGCGTAATTCCCCTCTTCCTTGCGCCTTACGGCCCGACCTGTTCTTTGCATCAGTGCCGGTGCTGACTTATTCCCTGCGGCAAGAATAACCGCATTAATGGCATTGCAGTCAACCCCTTCATCAAAGATGTTTGTCACCACAAGGCAGTCGCCTGATTTTTCAAGCCATCTGAGAGCTTTGTCGCGCTCACTGTAGGCGTTTCCACCGTCAATGTACTTTGCCTTGACGGTCGTGTCTTTGGCAAGGTCCATGATATTAACACCATGTGACTTGTGATTTACGATTACCAGGGTCTTTTTTCCAGCCTTGGAAAAGTCAATCATGTGTTTGACGATAAGCTTGTTTCTTTCAAGATTATGTGTAATCCCACGCTCATAAATGTCCGACCACTTCGTAAACATACGCATATCAGGACCGGCGATGTCATAGAATTTAAAGAATGGTCGCGCCATAATTCCACGTTCAATCAATTCATGATTTGTGACGGTGGTTGCTATGGGGCCAGTGATCCCGGTCAAAAGCATATCTTCCATGTCACTTCCATTCATGAACGGAGTCGCTGTGAGTGCCATCCTGTAATAAGCATTATTCGCAAGGACAGCGGGACGATTGAATTGATCAGCGGCGGCGCGGTGTGCCTCGTCAATAATCAAGAATTGCACATAGGACATAAGACTCTTGAACTCTTCAGGGTTCGCCTTCATAAGAGCTTGAAGAGTCTGTACCGTGGCAAGAGTTATCAGGTTCGGCTGGTAGCTCCCATCACCTATGATGCCTATCTTGCTTTTCAGCTTGGGATTACGTTCAACAAAGCGCTTTGCAGTCTGGTGAAGTAAATTCACCCGATGCGTTAAGAACATAGTCGGAATGGGACCGAGTGCAGTGGTTGCGGCTATGGCAATTTCCGTTTTACCCGCACCCGTCGGCAACTTCACGACCCCACGTCCAACGGTCAAGAATTCGTTCGCAGCTCTTAACTGATAATCATGGAGCTTTATGCCGTGAAGGATCTTTTCAGTTGCCCTTGCGCCGACTATGGGGTTGATACGTTTGTCAATAATCTCATATCCGACTCCGCAAGCTTGTAGTTGCTGGATGACTCTTCCAAGAAGTCCAGTCAGAAAGGCGTTGTACTTTTCGTCATAGAATGACTTCACACCGTTCCAATTCTTCCAGTAGGGGCTGGTCGGGTACTTGCGCTTCATTGCAGCTTTGATTGACTGGTGATTCTTTACTGTATATCTCAAACAGGCGTCAATGATAGCTGTTTCGGTCGTATTGCTGGAAACAGCCGTTGTGAACACATTGTCTATTATAAGCTTAACCATCGTTTCCTCATTGCGCCCTGTAATTCATGAAATGTAAAAGGGTGCTGGAAGGGCGACCACCGCACAGTCCAGCACCCACACACAAGGGGGTTACTGACTATTATTACCTGAAGTCTCTTAGTGGACGGAACTTTTTTTGAAAAAAGTGAAAATAGCTCAAAACAAGCTTGTGTCTTGATGTCGGCTGGAAGCTTCTCTGAAAAAGCGCTAAAACTGGTTCTCCCATAGCAGTCGTCAACTTCGCGTTTCTCGTAAACATTCTGTTTAACGAACGTAGTGAGTTAAAATAAGAATGTTTACTGGTTTAATCTAATTATTATTTATACTTATATTTATATTATTAGATAATAATATACTTACTACTTACGTAGTAAGTATAAGTATATATTATATTAGTTATATATCGCGTGTGTGCGAGTACGCGCGACCGGTACAGCGCTCACATCAGAACGGAGTAATTCCAGCAAAGTCAAAAACGGGGCGCATTTACTGAATAGACAATATATCCAGTATCTTAACTATTCAGCCAAAGTTTTTTCAAAATACTTACGTCCGTTCGCTTGGTTCACGTAATAATAGAGACATGTGAACAGCAATTAAAACAGCCATCAAAAAGGAGCAGACATGAACAAGAAAGATAAAGAACGCAACAGTGAAGAAATAGAGCTTTACACGACAAAGTGGTTTGATTACAGGCATCTTTCTCCTGATTTGGCGACCATGCGCTTTATGCACTCTTACGCAAAAGCAATGGAGACATATAACGACATGCTGGGATTCAGCAAACACCGGTATATTTTGAGGACATTTCCCAGCATGAGTCTCAATGACCTTCGAAACAATGCACAATTTAAGCAGCTCGCAAGCTTGCGAAGGTTTGCAGATCGTTATGGAATTCCGTATCCGATGTACTGGACTTACGCGACAAACGCCCATCACAAGCTTGCATTCACAAAGACGTTTATTTCAACATTCGCACACGAAAGGATTAAGGCGATTATTCTTGATCTCTGGAATGCAAAGAAAGAACATTCGCTTGAAACGAGCGACGATCCACTCTTTAAGGCAGACAGCTTTCAAGCCCATCCTTCACAGGTTGAGTATTACGACTATCTGATTGAAGAAACAATCAAGAGAAATCCAAGGACAAGGCAACCGACGGCATTTGAAACGCTCATTGTGAACAAGGTGATCGATAAGGCGTACATGATAATGAATCTTAACAAAAGACGGAATGCAGGGGCATTGATATGACGGTCGGAAGTGTATTGGCGTTTCCAGGAACAGTCGGCGAAGATCCGACAGTTAAAATGTCGTCACTTTCAACAATGGCTGAGATCATTGACGACACGTTTGAAGAAAAGGTAATGGCTTGCATGTTTAGGATCAACGACTTTGCGACGGTTGCATCCCAGCACGTAAAGCCAAGTTACTTTTCAAATCCCATGCGACATAACCTTGCGAAAATGGCAAATGAGTTCTGGCTGAAGTATGGAACGACCATTAAACGCTATGCCATTGTTGACGAGTTGAAGGTTCTTTTGGATAAAAAGATAATCATCCCTTCGGATATGCGTGATTATGGTAATTACGTGTTATCGCTGGATAAGATTGACGTGTCTGATCACGAATGGGTGCTTGATAAGCTTGTAAAATGGATTAAACACCGTGAACTGAAAGCCGCAATAACGGAAGCCGTATCGAAACACCTTCCGAGGGGCGAGTTTGAACAGATCGAAAAAGCTATACTTGCAGCATTGTCGGTGAGTTCGAATCCAGAGCCGCAACCATACGCCTACATGTCTGAAGAAAACATCAATGCAAGAGAAGTTAGGAGGATCAGGGCGTCCAGCATGACCTCTATCGGGATTTCAACCGGTATCCCGTCGATGGATCAAACGCTATCAAAAAGAGGCTGGTACGCGAAGGAGCTTTATGTGATCATGGCTCCGACAAAAACGGGCAAGACATTCAGCCTTTTATGGTTTGCCAACTTTGCAGCAAAGCAGGGTTTTAATGTAATATTCTTTACATTTGAAACGTCCGTTGAGGTTTTATCAGACCGCATGGATGCAATGAACACGCAAATTGAAACAAAGATGCTCAACGGCAGGGCGAACCATGTGTCAACCATTTTGAAGTCAAAAAAGTGGGAGGGTGAGGTTTACTTTTGCGAGTACCCGACAAAGACCTGTACCGTCGGAGAAATGCGGCGAAGGGTTAAAGGCATAAACAGCAAAGGGACAGCAAAGGGAGGCAGAAGGATAGACATGATCGTCTGTGATTATGGGGATCTTGCGAAGCCATCAAGGAGAATGGACAACAAGCTTGATGAACAGGCAGGAGTCTTTGAAGATCTTCGTGGGCTTGCTGGTGAGTTTGGTATTCCTGTTCTTACTGCGACACAAGTTAACCGGGCCGGAACCGGGAAGCAGTTCAATGACGGAACTGACGTCGCAGGAACGTTTGAAAAGATTATGATTGCCGATGAAGTCATAGCGCTGTCAGCATTGAAAGACGAATTGAAGGAGAACAAGCTACGCATAACATTCAGTGAATCAAGAAATAGTGAAAGACGAACATTTCTGATTAAAACCAATTATGCGGCTGGTACTTTTTTTGACGAATTTATCAAAGAAGAATAATATTGACATCATCTTTCAGTATGTTAGTAAGTAAGAACTTACTTGTACAAACATCAAAGGAGGAACACATGAACAACCTGATGAATTTTGACTTTAATGGAACCACTGTTACAACCATCATTGACGAAAAAGGCGATCCATGGTGGGTCGCAAAAGAAGTGTGCGGGGTATTGGGGATTAGGGAGGCACACGACACTGTAAAATACTTAGATGAGGATGAACAAACCCGGATTAATAATCCGGGTTTGACAAGTAGCCGAAATCCCAATGTCTTAATCGTCAACGAATCCGGTCTTTACAGTCTGATATTGAGATCCCGGAAGCCGGAAGCCAAAGTCTTCAAGAAATGGGTTACAAGCGAAGTTCTCCCGGCGATACGTAAAACCGGCGGATACCGCATCCCAGCCCCGGCGAAGGAAATGACTGAAACAGACATAATGTCAAAAGCTCTGTTAATTGCTAATCGAAACGTCGGAGAGCTGGAAAAAGTAATCGGAGAACAAATGACCATTATTAAAGCGGCAAAGCCGAAGCTTCTTGAGTACGAAGCCGCAAAGCCTAAGATTGTTGAGTTTGACAAATTCATGGACAGCAAGGGGTATATAAACTTTACCCAATTGTCAAAGATATATACGTCAGCACATCGTGAACGTCTTTTACAGATATGCAGGGATAGCGGATTGAGTCACTTGAGTATTGGCCGCAAAAAGCTTCTTGAGTTTTTAAAACATAAGAAAGTGATTCAGCGATCTTATGGGAATCCGCCATATCAAAACTACATGGACAAGCACTGGTTCTATGTTCATTCGACACTTGAAGGATTTCCACAGACAAAAGTTACACCACAAGGTCAGATTAATATCTTGAAATACGATCCAATTGAAATACTTGATGTTTGGCGTAAGAAAATGGCATTTTTGAAGCTGTTTGGATCATGATAATAATGAAACAAATTTAACGGAGGTCATTATGTGGATTTTTACGAAAGACGGTTTTTTTAGCGCGGTTCATGACAAGTATTGTGGAAAAGATGAACTGATGATCCGGGCAAGAGCGGAGAAAGACCTTGAGCGTTTGAGGTTTGCCTTGGATGTGGATGAACAGATCTTGCACATCAGTCATGCTGATTACGCTTGGCGCATGAAAGTCACAAAATCAAAGTGGGCGACCTATGTTTATATTTGTGCCAGCGCGATTGATTACTCAAACGTCAAAGGAAATATTATACCCAAAGACAATAACGATATTCGACATGACGCAATGATGGGAGTATGGAGCGCAATGTTCACCATGCAAAAGAAGATTATGAAAAAGGCGAAGAAATGAGCGAACAGGGTTTCATAGATTACCTTGAAGCCGGATACGATGTTGAACATGTATCCGGTGGAAAGCAGTTAAAACTCAATGGTCAATGTCCATTCTGCGGAGAAGACAGGCGCGACATGCGAATGTATGTTAACGTCACAACCGGTCTTGGTCAATGCTTTCATTGCGGTGAGCCTTTTGGTCCACACAAGTTTATCATGGCGCGTGAAGGATGTTCAATTGACGTTGCAAAGCAGATTGCGAAAGGCGACCCGGAAGGCTGGGAGAGAACAGACACCCAGCCTGAAGTTGATCCTGATCTTGTTTGGCCCCACAGTACTCCAATTGACGAGTCGCCTGAAGCGGCGACATATCTCTTCAATAGAAATATATCACACAGGCTTGTGAAGCATTTTGGACTGTACTTTTCAGCCCACATGACAAAGATAGGTTCTAAAGTTTATCACACGGAAAACAGGATAGTCATTCCCATATTTGACATCAACGGACAGCCCGTCAGTTGGCAGGCGAGGACAATAGGAGGGGCAATCCCCAAGTATCTATTCCCGCCAGCCTTCAAGGGAGGTCAGGTGCTTTATAATGCTTGGTCAATCCCGGTCAATGCCGAATACCTGATCATATGCGAAGGCGTAATGGACGTGTTCGGGTGGTGGAGACATGGCGCGACAAATGTTGTCGCAACTTTTGGAAAGAAGATCAGCGAAGATCAGGTTGCCTTGTTGCGACACATCAACCCGAAACTTGTTTTTATTGCCTGGGACTCAGACGCCATGATGGAAAACTTTTCATTTGCTGAAAAGTACGGACACATCTTAAATACAAGAATTGTCGATTTAAAGGGGAGGGACGCTGATGAGTGTTCCGGGAGTGAGCTTACTGTAGCGCTTCAAGATTCAAAGCGCTACAGTTGGGATGACAAGATTATTTGCGGATTAAGCAGCAAGTGAGAAGGTTTTAATGTATTCGGTAAATTTCTTTTCCACTCTTTGATCAATTTTGTTTCTTGCATCCATTGAGAATTGAATCCCAAATATATCATGGCAGTCATTTAACGCACTCAATATTGCACTCCATGCCTCTGGATAAAGATACTTTAAAATAACAAGTGTCATTATTGAGTCACATTCATACACGCTGACTATCTCAGACACTCTTCCGATGGGTGGCGAGGATCTACCAGTTTCCATCATCGAGATAAAGTTAACATTCGCGTAATTTAATGATTCTGCAATGTCTTTTTGTGAAATTTCAGCACCGTCACGAAACGCTCGCAAGATTGCGCCGATCCGTGTTTTATTCGCTTGTTGATTCGAAAGGTCAATTTGCGTCATTTTGTACTCCATATTCGTTATTGTTTAAAATACGGTCAGTTAAACGCCCCCCCCTTCTATCGCCCTGCTTTTTTTCAAAACAAGAACTTAGCACTTACTTATTTTAAATAATGGTCATTGTCAACTATTAATTTTGTCAATTAGTCAAAGAAAACGGTTGACAATCACAAGTCATATTAGTAAGTTGTGACTTACATAACACACAAACACACAACATAAGGGGTTACATATGAAGGTACTTGAGAAAGTAGCGAAAGCACTAAGCAGGAATTACGGAATTACGGTGATGTTCAAAGGGTCCAAAGCGTATACTGATCACAAGTCTATTACCCTTCCAATGTTGCCTGACAATATTAGCGAATCTGACGAATCAAAAGTCAGAGGATATTGTGACCATGAAATTGGACACATTCTTGAAACTGACGTTGCTGTGACAAGAAAGACACATCTATATGGTGAAAAAGTGGTCAGAATGAGAGGTCTACTTGAAGACTTCCGAGTTGAGCGTGGGATTGCGACAAAGTATGTAGGTACAGGCGTCAACATGGAAAAAACAGCACAAATCCTTTTAAGTGAAGTTGCCGATGAAGAAACGGTACATATAATGTCCAAATTATGGGTCGAAGGGCGACGCAAGGTTAACGGATACACGTTTAAGGACGTTCCAAATTATGAAAAAGATGTCAAAGAAGCCTTTGGATCTGACATCTTTGAGCGCATGTGTGCCATGGGCGCGGGAAAGAAAAACTCAATTGACGCCCTTAATCTGGCAATCCAGATGGTAAAGGACTACGAAGAAAAACAAGAAAAAGAGAAAGAAGAGAAAGAAGAGAAAGAAGCAGACGAAGCCAGTGACGATACCGGTGAAGCTGACGAAGCCACTGACGAAGCCACTGACGAAGCCACTGACGAAGCCACTGACGAAGCCACTGACGAAGCCACTGACGAAGCCACTGACGAAACTGAAGAAGCCAGTGACGATACCGGTGAAGCTGACGAAGCTGACGAAGCTGACGAAGCTGATGAAGCCACTGATGAAGCCACTGATGAAGCCACTGATGAAGCTGACGAAGCAGGTGAAGAAGCCACTGACGAAGCAGACGAAGCCACTGAAGCCGGTGAATCTGGTGGTACAGGTGACGCCACTGACGAAGCAGGCGACGGTGATGAAGTCGGTGAAGCAGGCGACGGTGAAGAAGCCAGTGACGATACCGACGAAGCAGACGAAGCAGATGAAGCGGATGAAGCCGGTGAAGCTGGTGGTACAGTATTAAGTGGGAGTTTTACAGATGAAGTGAATGAATGGGGCGATCCCATGGATGTTTTGAAAAAGATCGTTGAGGATCTTGCAAGTGATGCAATAAAAAATGGCAACATGACGCCATTTACGAGAGAGAATGACGCCATTATTGAAGCGGATGCCAGTATGGGAAGTGTAGTGGCTTACAACAAATTGAAAGATAAACTTGGCAAGCTTGAATCAGTGAAGGGTAAAATTGCAAGGCTGTTTTTGACGACACAAGTGAGCCGATGGCATTTTGACAAAGAAGAGGGAAAAATCAACACGCGCAAGCTTGCGATGGTCAAAGCTGGCAACCGATCCGTGTTTAAGGAAAAAAGCATGACTCAAGACATGGATACAGCAATAACCATGCTTTGTGATTGTTCCGGGTCAATGGGGCGTGGCGGAGTTGAAGACGTGATGGTTGCTGTTGCGTTTCTTCTTGAAACGTTAAAAGTGACAAAGATTAAATCCGAGGTACTTGGGTTTACGACCGATGGCGACACATCCCCCGAATACCATGGAAGTACACACGGAGAATGTTGCCCATGGACAAGGATTGAAGGTCTTTTGACTTATGTTATTAAAGGGTTCGATGAACCTTTTAATGCCGCTGTTAAGGCGAAGATTTCAGCCACCCCTAAAATGCCTAAGCGAAACAATGACGACGCTGAAAGCATCCGTGTAGCGGCTGAAAGGCTCTTGAAGACTGGCAAAAAGCGAAAGATTATGTTTGTATTAAGTGACGGTGAGCCAAGCTGTTATGGTAATGACGCGCTGAAAAAGATCCAATTAAAGAAAACCGTTGAAGCCGTTGAAAAAGCTGGGATTGAAGTGATTGGAATAGGTATGGGTCCAGTGCCGGTCGAAAGATATTATCCCAAGTGTATTAAGATCAAAAGCACAAATGAAATCACAACGACAATTTACACCGAATTAAAACGCCTTTTAAAAGTGAAGTAAGTAATTACAGGGGCTTGAGTATTAAACAAGCCCCTGTTCGTCAGAACTAATTGAAAACATTGTCAATTAGTCAAAGAAAATGGTTGACAATCCACAGTCATATTAGTAAGTTGTGACTTACAAACACACAAACACCAATAACACACAGCATAAGGGGAATTGAGCGATGGGGAAAGTGACTTGCGCGATATGCGGATTGAAAGCACACATACTGGCGACACACATTGTCAACGAACATGGAATGAGTCTTGAAGACTACCAGAAAGCCCACGGATCTTTTATGAGCGATGCCGCGAAAGCAAAGCTGAAAGAAATGACCGTTGAAGCAAATAACGAACGAATAGACTTAGCGATTAAGCCGACGTTTGGCGTCCAGATTGGCGCACTGAAGGCGAAAACGTGGTCATGGAAGGCACCACATAAGACAACCCCGAAAATTGACCCTGAGTACGTGTTTAGATCTGAATTATTGGCCTTGCTTGTTGCGGCACATGAGAACAAGGATGACAGGCTTTTACTTACTGGCCCGACCGGATCTGGAAAGTCAACATGTGTGATTCAGGCGGCGGCGCGATTGAACGTCCCGTTTTACAGGGTGAACCTTGATAACGAAGTGACAAAGGCTGACTTTGTGGGCCAGTACACTCTGAAGGGCGACGAAACAATTTACCAATATGGAGTTTTACCACTGGCAATGAGATCAGGCGCATGGTTGCTGATAGATGAGTGGGACATGGGCAACCCCGGAGTGACAGCCGTTTTACAGGCTGTTCTTGAGGGCAATCCCCTCCAGATAGCCGACACTGGCGAGATTGTGTATCCTGAAGAAGGGTTCAGGATCTTTGCAACCGGGAATACAATCGGTCAGGGCGACGAAACGGGGCTATACAGTGGAACGCAGGTTCAGAACTTTGCCCAGCTTGACCGCTTTACCATGGCTGAGTACGTTGACTATCCAACCGCAACCGTCGAAACACAGATTATTAAAAGTCAGTGTGGATTGACCGATGACAACCTGAAGGCGTTTTTTGGAGTTGCTGAACTTTCTCCGAAAGATAACTCTGACTCCATTGTAAAACACATGGTTAACGTTGCAAACCTTGTCAGAAAAAGCTTTGTGAAAGAAGAATGCGGCGTGACGATGAGTACACGAACGCTTGTGAACATTGGAAAAAAGCTCCTGATGTTTGGTGACATCAGAAAGGCTTATAGTGTGGCATACCTGAACAAGCTTGGCAGGGAAGATCGTGAGTTTGTTTCTGAAATGATTCAGCGCGAATGGGGCGTTTAACCCCATGAGTCAAGGAGGTTGCCATGAAGACAGGAATAACTGTAATTGACAAATATGCTGCTTTCCACGGAAAGCGCATGAGGTTGATGGGGTTTGAAATAGAACCCCAAGAAGTGACGAGTGAACTGTCACTTGTCTATACCAAGGCTTTGACAACTTACAATCCGAATAATCAGACCGGCGCTGAGTTTGAAACGTATGTTATAAGGGCGTTTGAACTCAGAGTGCGCCGAATGATAAAAGGCATGATAGCGAATTCAGCCGCTTGCGTGTCAATAGAGCAAGTTGAAGGAATTCTTTTTGACAATATGGGTGACGATATTGACAGCTCTATTGTGTCAAAGCAATTGAAGAGCGCTGTTTTTAGAGCCATAGGAAAAGGGGTGCGGCTTGTGATATTCAAGGAAATGGTTGACCCTTCCAGCAAGGTGTGTGACATGGTTTTTGCGCTGAAGCCCCACAAAAGACACGTCAGAAATCCAATTATCAGAGCAATATCACTTGTATATGGATTGAAATACAATACAGTTAAAGATCATGTCTATCATATCAGAAATATTGCGAAAAACGTTGACAAGCACAATTGAGTAATGTAAGTAACTACTTACTAACAAACAAAGCACATAACACACTGACGGGGGTCAATAATAATGGATTTTGATGAACTTTGCAAAGACCTTGACAATGAGAAGAGCGGCGCGAAAGGCGCGAAAGAAAGAAAGCCTTTTTCAGAGAATGAAAAGAAGCTCTTTGAGCTTGAAGCTGAAATAAATAAAGAGCTTCAGAATGCGAATCCAAAGCGAAAGGGTTGTTTTGGCAAGCTTGTGAAACTGATTGATAGTCCTATTTGTAAGACCTGCATTGACGCGCAAGCTTGCGAAGATGAATTGATTAAAAACGGACATCAGCAGGTTGCGGACATTGAAGCTGAAGTCAGCGCCATCGTTGCAAGCGAAGAGCTTGAAAAAGAACTGATAGAGATTGGCAAGCTGATAAAGCCTGTCGCTGGGGTTGATTCCATTTTGAATGCAATTTATGCGGCGGCGAAATCCATAAAAGAACCATCAAGCGACGTTAAAAAGCCTGCAATTGCAGTTCCGTCGAATATTGCTGACGTTGACATCAGCGACCTTGGTAAAAAATGCAAGGTTGAGTTTGATTTTAACAAAGCAAAAGACATGATCCTTGCTGAAAAACCCGCTGACTGGAAAAGAGTACGCGAGATATGCAAGAGCCTTATTGACGTTGAATTTACGGCCACGGCATATGGAAACGCAAAGAAAATCATGACACGGCTTGGCGAGCTTGGCGTGATAGGCTGGGATGCCGTAAAGTCAGAAATTACATACAGTCTGTAAGGGAGGGGCGAACATGAGCATGACTAAAATGCACATCAAATATGCTTGCCGATGCACGGGGTGCGGAAAACAATTGAGCGTCGGTGAAATTGCTTATGGCGGAAAAGACCCAATGACATTGAAGTGGATGTTTGCTTGCGCTGTTTGCGGAGTTCCACTTGATTTCGGTAAGCCTACGCCTGAATCAAGAGTGGATTTGCCGGAAGGCGACGGGTCATTCGACGACCTTCTTGCAGCTATTGAAGGCAAGGCTTTCGACAGTGATATTGACAATATGTTTAACCCGGAGAAGCATTATGACAAAAAGCCATCACACCCGCCACAACCGCCACAACCGGCGATAAAGGGCGAAGTGATTGTTAAGCCGACGGCGCTTGAACTTATCAAGAAAAACGCAATTTACGGAGGTGTGTGATGGCGAACAGATGGGTGAAGCAATGGGACGTAAAGTATCTTGAAGGCGCGAGCCTGCGAATGCACAAAGTGTCATTAGATAAGCACGGTGATTTCGCTTGTAGTTGTCTGGCGTGGACGCGAAAGCGAATCGAGTGCAGGCACATCAAGATGTGTAAAAGTGGCAATGACTTGGAGGGCTACGAGAGTAAACTTGTTTTTGACGGAACTAAGTTTTCACCCGGTGATACTGAATTTAATATTCTTGACGCAATAAGTAACACCCAAAATGAAGAAACCATCAAACCATTCGACCCAGGCAAGCCAAAGCCAACGGCACTTGACCTGATTAAACAAAATGCAGTTTACGGAGGTCAATTGTGATCCATTTACATTTACATAGTCATTATTCTGTGCTTGACGGACTTGGCAAGCCTGAAGACATTGTTGCGCGAGCAAAGGCCATGAAAGCGTCTGCCGTTGCGATAACTGACCATGCGAGCATAACAGCTATGCCTGAGCTTTTCAAACACGCTGAAGAGGCTGGAATTAAGCCTATCATAGGGTGTGAATTCTATGTCACAGACTTGATTGAACCAGCAAAAGGCGAAAAGCGCTACCACCTGACCGTACTCGCAAAGAGCTGGCAGGGAGTTGAGTCAATGATGGCAAAGCTGACCCTGGCGAACCAGCAGTATTATTACAGGCCCAGGTTGACGTTTGATCAAGTTATGGATTTTCATGATTGTATCGTGATGTCAGGGTGTTCGGCTGGGATATTATCTCATGATCAATGGGATAAGATTTCTGATGTTTTGCGGTGCGCGTATGGCGATGACTTTTATCTTGAGATAATGCCCCACAGTATTGAACATGATGGAGTCAATGCACAGGAGATTATCAATAATCGGGCGATAGAAGCCAATGAACGATATGACATTAATCTCGTTGCAACAAATGACGCCCATTATGTTAATCGTGAAGACTTCCAGACACATGAAATCCTTCTTGCCGTTCAAACGGGGAAAAAGTGGGACGACCCGGAAAGATGGTCATGGAACGCTGAAGCATTCTATATGCGTGACGTTGCGGAAATGATTGAAGCATTTAGGGCGAATTGTCCATACCTTCCAATTGAAAAAGTAGGCGAAGCCCTAAGAAACACGGTCGCAATAGCCAACAAATGTGACGTGAAGATACCGAAGTTTGAGGTACACCTCCCCAGCTTATATTCAAATGACGATGAAGTTTTTGCCCGATTGATAACTGACGGATGGAAGCACAAGCTTGTGTCCGTTTTGAAACCTGAAGAGGTAAAGACATACCACGATAGGCTGATTTATGAAGTGGGTGTGATCAAGAAGCTTGGCTTCACAAGGTACTTCCTAATGGTTGAGGACATTATCAGAACATCCAGAAGCAAAGGCATTATGGTCGGACCGGCGCGAGGTTCTGCCGCTGGATCTCTGGTGTGTTATCTGATGAATATCACACAGGTTGACCCGATTAAGCATGGACTCTATTTTGAACGTTTTTTGAATCCTGAGCGCATAGACCTTCCAGATATTGACACCGACTTTCAGGATGACCGGAGAGGTGAAGTTTTCGACTACATCCGCAATAAGTTTGGTGCAGATTACACAGCGAACATAAACACAGTCACCCAGCTTGGCATGTCAAGCGCATTCCGTGACGTTGCCCGGACTTTTGGTGTTGATATGTTTGCAGTCAACATGCTTTCAAAGCTGATTCAAGACGAGGACAGCTTTGAAATTGAACCAGAGCTGATCAAGTTCGTGAACAAGGATGATAAGAACCGGTACATTGTTGAACAAGCGAAAAAGCTTGTTGGAACGATCAGGGGCAATGGGGTTCACGCATGTGGTTTTATAGTCTCTTCACACAAGCTTGAAAATGTATCCGTAATAGAGCGACGCAAGGATTCACAAGTCGTGAATTGGGATATGAGACTTTGTGAATCCTTTGGCCTTGTCAAGATGGACGTTCTTGGATTGAGTACGCTCACGGTGCTTGATAAGGCCATCAAGTTGATAGAGAGACATCGGGGCATAACGATTGACCTGACAAAGATCCCATTAACAGATGAAGATACGTTGCAGGCATTCTCAAGAGGCGAAGGCGCGGGAATCTTCCAGTTTGAGAACTCAGGGATGCAGGATCTATTGAAAGCGCTGAAGGCGAACACGTTTGAAATGATAACTGACACCACGGCACTTTACAGACCGGGGTCGCTTGAATCTGGTGAAACTGAGCGATACGTCCAGGTTGCACAAGGGCATCGCTATGAGGATTATCTGTGTGAGCATTTGAGGCCGATATTGTCACAAACAAAAGGGGTAATGATTTATCAAGAGCAAATCATGCAAATCTTTGTTCAGCTTGGTGGTTTTACGTGGGCTGAAGCCGACAAGATGCGTAAAATCGTAGGCAAGAAGCTTGGAGCTGACGCATTCAACGAACACAAGAGTCACTTTGTTGAAGGGTGTCTGAAGAACGGGATTGATGCAAATGTGAGCGAGACAATATTCGCTAAAATGGTTGAGTTTGCAAAGTACAGTTTTAACCTGTCACATGCCGTTGCATACACCATGATAAGTTTCTGGACAATGTATCTGAAAGTCCATTTTATGGTTGAGTTTTTCGCGGCGTGTTTGACCACAAGACAAGAGAAGGTCATTGAAATCGTTCGTGACGCGCGAAGGCTGGGCATTAAGGTTATCAACCCTGATATAAATCTATCCACAGGTGAGTACGAGATAATTGACCATGAAGAAAAGATAATTCTATCACCGCTTGGTGTGATCAAAGGCATAGGCCCGAAATGCGTTGAAACAATACTCAATGGACGGAACGCTGGCCCTTTTATGAGCGCTGAAGACTTTGCAGGTCGAGTGAGTTCACGGACGTGTAACAAGACTCACAAGACATACCTTGAACGAGCTGGCGCATTTGAATCCCTTGGCATAAGAGAGCCGTCAATCCAAGAGCGTGAAAAGAATTATGCAGAACTATTACCTATTTTTGACACGCTCCCGACAATTGTGAAAACAGGCGAAGAATTTGACAAAGAAGCGGTCACAGGCTTGTTTAAGGATATGGTCTTTTGTGCGAGAGATAACAAACTTGAACTTATGATGCCAAGTACAGGCCCAGCCCCGTATATTGTTGTCGTGAATAATCCAGTCAAGTCAGAGAAAAAGCACCTGACCAATGCAGGGACAAGGCATTTCCTGACGATTGCCGAGGGTTATGGAATAAGCCCAGCGGCGTTTTATTATACAGGTGCTGTCAAATGCAATCACAACGGCAAGACCCCGTCAAAGAAATGCCTTGGAAAGTGTTCTGACTTCTTGAAGGCTGAAATTAAGCTTGTAAAGCCAAAACTGATTATTTGCTTTGCAACAAACATGGTCGGCTTATTCTCCAACGAGAAAAAACCATCAATGGGCAAATTGTGCGGTCAAGTGGCCTACAATAAAGAGTTCGGGTGTTACGTGTTGTTTTCATACAGCCCTCAATATGCCTACTACAATGAAGACAAGGCCCCACAATTTGAAGAGGCAATTGGGAAACTGAAAGAAATATTCAATTGATAACATCCGTTAACGGACTTTGTGTAATAATAGGAATGAAGTAAGAACTTAATAGACAGGAGATTGAAAATGACAAAAGATGCAAAGAGGTTTGAAGATGTGACAATCAATGGCGCTGATCTGGACGGTGAGCTTATGCGTCAAACGGCGAGCTTTGTCTTTGTGGCCGAGTGTTACGTTGAAGCGGAGGCGGAGTTTGAAAGATACAAGCTTCGCGTAAAGCAGCTGACAGCGGCAATTGACGAAAGGATCAGACTTGAAGCGGCAAAGGCAGCAACAAAAACGACTGAAGCCTCTATTCAAAAGGAGATTGAGCGACATCCGGATTTTGTGAAAGCCATGGAACATCAGATTAATTTGTCAAGGCGCATGAACAGCTTGAAATTCCTGACGCAAGGATGGCGTGACAGGAAAGACCTGTTGATTGAGCTTTGCAGAAAGAGCCGTGACGAACTGAAACAGCTTGGTGAAAGCACAGTGAGTTCATTGGCAGCATAGTTTTTATTTACGTGAATTACCAACGGAACAAAGGAGAAAAACGATGTCAACAGATGTAGCAATTTACGACGAAGAAATGTTGAAGATGCTTTCAGGAATGGCAAACAAGAATGACACTGGTGGAAGTATTCAGGGTCCGCCAACTTTAAAGATCAACTACGATGAAGATTCGATCTTCCAGCGCGGCGAATGGGTTGTGGGTCAGAAAAAAGCCCAGGACGGATCAATCGCAGAACAGGGTGAACAGGCGAAGGGATTCGTGATCCTTTTGGCGCGTAATCGGTGGAGTTATTACAACCAGAGCGATGTCACAAAGAATTGCAACAGTCCCTTTTATTTGAGGGGCGAAATGGTCCGAGGCAATAAGCTGGGGCATGTGTGCGGTAAAAGTTGCCCCATGCGAGCTGATGGCCTTGATACAAGATGCAAAAGTCAAATCGTGCTGTTTGGCAAAGCCGTGACCGCTGATGGAAGCAAGATGATAGATTGTATCAGTTACATTGGCGGCGACTCTTATATGCCAGTACAGGCGTACCTGAATTCGATTGACAAGGTGAAAGTGACAGGCGGGTATGTCGCTATACCTCTTTTCTCAAGGCTTACTATCCTTGGATCTACGCGCAAGCAAAACGGCGCGACCAAGTACTTTGCGGCTGACTTGAAAGATGGCGGGATGTTTAAGGATCGTGAACGTCTTATTAAGTTCAACGAAGCCCGTGATGAAGTTGCCGAATGGGTCAACAGGGCAAACGCGATCTCAGCCGAAGCCGTTGATGAAAGTGTTGGATCTGGTGCGAAGGTCATGTCTGGAAGTGCGCCGACTGCAATGCCGACTGCAATGCCAACCGTAAGCCCGTCAGTTCCGCCTGATGTTGTGATGGACGTTATGCCGGTGTCAATGTCAGAAAGCACAAAGCGCGATGATACTCCTGATTTTGCAAAGATGATGACCGAAGCGTCGAAAACACCCCCAATTAATCCGGTACCATGGGAAACTGATGATTCAGGTTCCAGCGTAACTGAAATTCCGGGAGTAGTCGCGGCATCTGGTGGCGATGACTTT